CCACCCAAGGGTACCACCCCTCCCCCTGACAAGCCTCCTGCGGCTGGAGATGGGCCTTCTGCCCCCAGTAAACCACTGACCATGGCGGATGCTGTGGGTGCCGTGAAGAAACCCATGACAGCCTCCGGTAAGCCGGTGTTCAATGGGAATGGGAAGGATGGCACGATCAGTGTTGTCCGACAGGTGGGCGATGAGTTCCATGTGTTCAAGGACGGGGCAGAAGCTGGTGTCTTCAAGACAAAGGCTGACGCAATCAAGGAAGCAAAAAATTGACCGGCGGGGACCTTCGGGTCCCCTAAGGTTTCCAAGGAAGGAATGATGAGCGACAAACCCGAAGAGTTCAATCTGCTTACCAAGGTGGCCGCACTGGCTGCTGTACTCAACGAATACAACCGTGTCACGGATGCCAACTTTCTGGTGATCAAGGAGACCCTCCAGAGGATCGTGATTGCCCTGAACGAATTCGACAAGCGCATCAGCCTCCTCGAGGAACCCCCGCGTGTCATTCATTGATCAAGTCCTTGAGGCTGCTCGAGGTGCCGTGGAGATGTCCCATGCGGATATCCCAGAGGACCTCCGTAACGCTTACCTGAATGCTCTGAAGGATTCCCTCCCGCCCGCGATGGTGTGTAGTGGCTCCTCCATGGTACTCCGGTCGGAACTGGTTGATTACATCGAGGGAGTTTTGAGTGGGAACGCGGCTGAAGCCAAGTATGACCAACCACCCAGGAGCGGTCAGGTGGGAGGCAATCACCGAGGAAGAAAAACAAATCGAGAGGGAGGTGCTGGCGGCAAGGCCCCCTGAGTATCGGAATCTACGGTTCGGTAAGCCCAATTACATGTACAACCCGAGACAGGTAGCAGCTTACTACAAGGCATGTAAGACCCGTGGGATAACCCCACACTCCAGCATGATCCCCAAGGATCGTCAGGCAGAAGGGGGACGCAAGGGGACCCGAAAGGGTGTCCCGCATGGACATACCCGAAAGACCGCAGAGATCATGAATCGGGTTGCGGAGGAAGCATTGGTGATCCGTTGTAAGGAATACCTCGCTGGGCGTATGGAAGAACTTGAATCCCAAATACCAGACAGCATCAAGATGAGTCCGGTATTGTCCCCAGAGGAGCAGGCAGAAACAGGTCTGGTCATCAATCCAGCCTTCTACCTTCAGAAGTTGTTTCTGGCGGGTGACATCAGTTCCAAGGCTCAGTTTGAGATCCTCAGGCTCCTGATGGACTACACCCACAAGAAGAAAGCGAACACCACGGAACTCAAGGTGTCTCGCCCCGAGGAATTCCTCGAGCAACTTGCCAAGGATGACAAGGTGATTGATGGACAATACGAAACAGTTGGAGATTCGGAGGAGGCTGGCGACTGACTTCGAGTACTACTGCAAACACTGCGTGAAGATCAGGACAAAGGCAGGAACCCTTGAATCTCTGATCCTCAATACCGCGCAGAAGCTGGCACTCGAGAAGATCCTCCACCAGTGGCTCGCTACGGGATACGTTCGGGCCATTGTATCCAAGGGACGCCAGCAGGGTATGTCCACGATGATCCAAGCGTTTGCCTATTGGATCACTACCCACCGGAAGACCTTCAAGTCCCTGATCATCGCGCATGAAGCCGAGGCTACCAAGTCTCTCTTCGCCATGACCAAACGTATCCATGACCACATGCCTCCGGTCATGAAGATGTCCACCAAGTACTCCTCGAGGACCGAGTTGGTCTTCGATGCCTTGGACAGTGGGTATCGCTGCGCTACCGCAGGAAACGAGGATGCCGGTCGGTCTGAGACCCTCCAGTTCATCCATGCATCTGAGATGGCATTCTGGAAGCCCTCACACGCAGAGGAGTTGTGGAACGGTCTGTATCAGGCAGTTCCTCCTGGTGGCAAGGACACCTTTGTGTTCATCGAGAGTACCTCGAATGGCATGGGCAACCTGTACCACCGGATGTGGACCACCGCAGAAAGTGGTGAGGGTGAGTTCATAGGGATTTTCGTCCCTTGGTATCTCCAGCAGGAGTACCGACTCCCAGTTCCCAAGGGGTTCGTTCGTACTGAGGATGAACAGAAGCTGGTCAACCTCTATGGCCTCGATGATGGTCAGTTGATGTTCCGCAGGGGCCGTATCTCAGCCACGGGTCCTGAACAGTTCATGCAGGAATACCCGTTCACTGCCGAGGAGTCTTTCCTGTCTTCTGGTCGCCCTGTGTTTGACCCTGTATTTCTAAAGCCGTACTTTGAAAAAGCAAGGGAACCACTGACCCAGAAGACCCTTGAGGACGGTACATGGGTGAACCACAGCCGTGGGGAACTCATGATCTATCGGGAAGTGAAGGATGATGAGTCATACACCATCGGGGTGGATGTGGGTATCGGTATCCGAAACCACGATTACTCCGTGTGTCAGGTCATCGATTCCGAGAAGAACCTTGTAGCGAAGTGGCGAGGCCACTTCTATCCGGATGTCATGGCAGACATCGTGTATGCCCTTGGCATGTTCTACAACGTGGCACATGTGGTGGTTGAAAACAACAACCACGGAATCCTGACAGTCAACCGACTTGCCAAGGAACTGCTCTACCCGAATCTCCACACCGAGATCGTGGTGGACAAGATCACTGACGTTGAGACAGTCCGCCTTGGCTTCAACACCAATGCGAAGAGCAAACCCAATGCAGTGAACACGCTGCGTGCCTTGATACGTGAGGGTGTGGTCGATATCCCTGACCGGATGACGATCACGGAAATGAAGACCTACATCGTCACTGAGTCAGGTAAATACGAGGCAGAGGAAGGTATGCACGATGACTGCGTAATGGCACTGGCTATTGCCGTCTACAACCACCAGCCCTCGCATAAGCCTATCGAGGTAACCGATGAATTCTACGTGGACATGATCTGATGGCACAACGCAAAAAGCTTTCGCACGATGAAGTCCACAAGCTTGCCCTAGAGGCAATCGGAACCTCCAACCTCTCCACCCAGAACGAACTGTCCCGAGAGATCGAGGAGAACATCAAGTACTACTTGGGTGAACTCCCGCTCCCTGCTCGAGGTGGTAGCTCCACCTATGTGAGTCAGGACGTATGGGACTGCGTGGAGTCCCTCAAAGCCCAGATGCTTGAGACTTTCTCTGGGAACCGTGTGCCTGTCCGGTTTGCCCCAGCGGGTGCCCAAGATGTCGAGGGCGCCCGAGTCGCCACCGAGGTGGTGAACTACGTGTACAGCCGTCACAACAACGGCTTCATGATCAACCAGGCTGTGATCCACAATGGCCTGCTGGCTCGCAACGGTATCGTCAAGGTCTACTGGAACGAGAAGAAGGACTACATCGAGAAGTCCTACCAGAACCAGCCCATCGAGGCTGTCTACCAGATCCTCGCGGATGAGTCGGTATCCGTAGTGGAGCATGAGGAAGGACCCGATGGTCTATCCTCTGGTGTCCTCAGGAAGGAGTACGACGCTTCCAATGTGATGATCGAGGTAGTCCCGCCCGAGGACTTCATCATCGCCCAAGGGGCTGTCTCGAAGGAGTCAGCCGAGTTCATTGGTACCCGTACCCTGAAGTCCAAGAGCGACCTCCTGAAGATGGGATACCCCGCCAATCTGGTGGATCGTCTGGGCACCAAGGGTACCGGCATGGTGTCCGATATCGTCAAGGTTGCCCGATTCGGTGACTTGTCATCTGACACCCAAGATGCCATGCAGGAGCAGGGTTCCCTGTTCTACCTGTACGAGATCTTCATGAGACTCGACAAGGAAGGCAAGGGTACTCAGGAACTCTACAAGCTGGTGTTCTGTGAGGATGATGGCTGCTTGTTCTCCTGCGAGGAGGTCAACAGCATACCCCTGTTCTCCTTCACGCCTCTGCCGATCCCCCACAGTTTCTACGGTGCCAATTACGTAGACCGTGCCTCGCACATCCAACGAGCCAAGACCACGATCACTCGAGGAATCCTCGAGCATACCGTGATGACCAACAACCCACGGTATCAGGTACTCAAGGGTGGTCTCAGCAACCCGAGGGAACTCATCGACAACCGTCTGGGTGGTATCGTCAATGTGACCCGTCCGGATGCCATCAGTGCCCTCGAGCAGCCCCCGCTGAACCCCTTCGCCTTCTCGGTGGTGGAGAAGCTGGATGCTGACAAGGAGGACAACACCGGAGTCTCCCGACTGTCCAAGGGACTCAACAAGGATGCCATCAGCAAGCAGAATTCTGCTGACATGGTGGGTGACCTGACCAGCCTGTCCATGCAACGTCAGAAGATGATTGCACGGAACTTCGCTGAAGGTTTCCTGAGGGATGTCTACCTCTACATCTACGAACTGGTACTGAACAACGCTGGTCCCGAGTATGTCGCTGAGATTGCTGGTGAGTTCCAGCCCATCGATGTGTCCACTTGGCGGGAGCGGAAGGATGCCATAGTCGAGTTCAACATCGGCTATCAGGAGGATGAGAAGGAGTTTGCTTGGTGGATGGGTACCCACCAGATGCTCTCTGCTGATCCCTCCATGACTCCCATGTACACCCCCGAGAAGAAGTTCAATGTCCTCAAGCGGGCATTGGAATCCAAGGGAATTCGGGATGTACAGAATGTCCTCGAGACCCCCGACAAGATCCAGCCTCCCCAGCCTGACCCCGTGGTCATGAAGGAACTGGAGATTCAGGACAAGTTGGCACAGGCCCGAATCATCGAGGCCGAAACCAATCGACTCAAGGTTCAAGCAGACATCGAGCAGAAGAAGATGGAACTGGCCCACAAGGCTGCTGCATCTGCTGATGACATGGATCTGCAAGAGCGCAAGTTCGAGCATGATGTCCAGATGGATGCCTTCGAGCAGGCCATCGTTGAACGTCAGGCAGAAGCTGGTGCAGTCACTGCATCGGCCAATGTCAATTCCAGCAAAGGATAACCAATGACCGAGAAGACCCCAGAGATGGAGGTCCTGCTCGAGCGTGGTAGAGAGTCCAAGGAGCTACTGGAAAACCCAGTGTTCCTCCGCACAGTGAACAGGTTGGCAGAGCACTTCACCTCCAGCCTG